CAGAAGATTGGCAAAACAGAATTAATCAATTTAATTATAAATATTTTGAAACTCCATTAGATGATAAAACCATTCAAGATAAAATAAAATTTCATAGTAAAAAAGAATTAGGTTTTAAATGTAATGAAGAACCAATGTGCAATCATTGTGACAAAAAATTATGTAGAAGTAGAAAGTTTGGTATTGGAGGGGAATCAATTTTTCCTGAACTAAGTGATTTACAAAAAGTAGAGTTAGATGAACCATACTATTGGGTTAATGTAGATGGGGAAAGAGTTAAATTAGATAATATAGATTGTCTTATGGACCAAAGATTATTTAGACGAACTGTTACTAAACAAATAAATAAAAAGCCTTCCAGAATTAAACCAAATGAATTTGATAAGTATGTTGATCTTCTATTAGCTGGTGTAGAGATTGTTAAAGCACCACAAGGATCTTCTATTTTAGATCAGCTCCAAGACCATTTAGAAGAATTTTGTACTAATAGAACAGCAAAGAGTACAACCAAAGAAGATATATTACGTGGCAATGTTTGGACTCATGAAGGAAAACATTACTTTATATTTAGTAAATTTTTTCATGGCTATTTACAAAGAAAAAAATGGGGAGAAAAAGCTCAACCTACCCAACAAATGTTAAAAGAACATTGTGATTGTAAAGATGATAGATTAATTATTGGTAAGAAAAGACCAAGTGTTATGATCATTAATGCTTTTGAAAGACCAGAAAATAATTACACACAGAAAAAATTAAAAGAGGACGATCCGTTTTAATGAAAACAATTGTATTAGGACCCCCAGGAACTGGGAAGACACACACACTTTTAAATAAAGTAGATGATTATTTAAAAGAAACTGATCCAGATAAAGTAGGTTATTTTGCTTTTACTAAAAAAGCTGCCAACGAAGCTAAAGAAAGAGCAATGGATAAATTTAATCTAAGTGAAGATGACCTACCTTATTTTAGAACACTACATTCACTAGCTTTTAGACGACTTGGTATTAATAAAGAAAACGTTATGCAACGTAGACACTATGAAGATTTAGGTCAAAAAATTAATCTACCGTTAGATTATAATGACTACGATGAAGAAGAGACAGGATTATTTACTACTAAAAGTGATTACCTTAGAATTATTAATTTAGCTAAACTCCGAAACATTACAATTGATGAACAATTTAATTTGGGAGATCATAATCAAGACGTAGAATATGATAAACTTAATATAATAGCTAATGAATTAGACAGATATAAAAAAGAATATAACCTGATAGATTTCAATGACATGATACTAGACTTTGTTAAGTCTGATAAATCTCCAAAGTTTGATGTTGTTTTTATAGATGAGGCTCAAGACTTATCTCGTATGCAATGGGATATGGTTAATCATTTTAATACAAATGATTCTTTTATTGCAGGGGATGATGATCAGGCTATCTTTAGATGGGCCGGAGCGGATGTAGACTCATTTATAACTCAAACAGGTAAAATGTTACACCTTACACAATCAATGAGAATACCTAGAAAGGTACATGACTTTGCTATGAAAATTATAGAAAGAGTTTCAAATAGAATACATAAAGAATGGAAACCAAAAACTGTAGAAGGATCAGTTAGAATATATGAATCATTTGAAGATGTAGATTTAAGCAAAGGAGAATGGATGGTTTTAACACGAACTCGTCATATGTTAGATGCCATAGAGGAAACTTTAAAGACCAGGGGTTTATATTTTGAAAATAAATTTAAAAAATCTTTTGAAAAAGATATTCAAGACGCAGCTATTGACTGGCATAATCTATTAAAAGGACAATTATTAAACTCTAAACAATTAGAGAATATAGCTAAATACATGGGACCTAATCATTGGCATAAGAAAAAAATGAAAGGAATGGTTAAAGAATCTTTTTATGGAATTGATCAATTAATTAAAGACTATGGCTTACAAATGAAATTAGATTGGTTTGAGGCATTTAATGACTGTTCAACTGATAGAAAAGAATATATAAGAGCTATGAGAAGAAATGGAGAAAGTTTGAAAGATAATCCTAGAATACAATTATCAACTATACATAGTGTTAAGGGTGGAGAAAAACAAAACGTAGTTTTATTAACTGACCTTACACACAATACAAATAAAGCTTACGAAAAAAATCCAGACGATGAGAACAGATTATTTTACGTAGGTGCAACAAGAACAAAAGAAAACTTACATGTTATCCAACCCAAAGATGATTACAAAAGTTTTCAGATAGGAGACCTATGAGTGTTTGGGATAAACAACACGGAGGATCACACTACCAAAAATTTAAAATTCAACCAAGCAAGTTTGTAGTAGAGAATGAATTGCTTTTTCCAGAAGGATGCGCTATAAAATATATCTGTCGCCACAGACTCAAAGGAAAGAAGGAAGATATATTGAAAGCGATACACTTTTTAGAAATGATACTTGAAAGAGATTATAAAGAAATAGAGAAACCAAAAGAAATTAAACCAGAAGATAAAGACAACTCATGGGGGATAATTACTAAATGATACAAAAACCTTTATTTGCGCCACAAGTAGAATGGACACCACCAGATGAATTTCCAGATTTAACTAAGTATGATGAAATAGCAATTGACTTAGAAACAAAAGATCCCGACTTAATTAAAATGGGATCCGGATCTATTACAGGTAATGGATGTATTACCGGAATAGCAGTAGCCGTACATAACTGGTCTGGATATTATCCTATTGCACACGAAGGTGGCGGCAACATGGATAAGAAAAAAGTTTTAAAATGGTTTCAAGGAGTCCTTAACACTGACGCTATAAAAATATTTCATAACGCCATGTATGACGTGTGTTGGATACGCGCGTTAGGTTTAAGTATTAACGGTAAAATAATTGACACGATGATTGCATCGGCCGTCGTTGATGAAAATCAAATGCGTTACGACTTAAACAACTGTTCTAAAAGATACACTGGAAAAACAAAAAGTGAAACACATTTATATGAAGCAGCAAAGAGTTGGGGGGTTGACGCCAAAGCAGAAATGTATAAACTACCTGCCATTTATGTTGGTGAATACGCAGAAAAAGATGCCGAGATAACTTTAGAACTTTGGCAAGAACTTAAGAAAGAAATTAACTTTCAAGATATTAATTCCATTTTTGATTTAGAGACTGAACTATTTCCTTGCCTCGTTGATATGCGTTTTTTAGGAGTGCGTGTAGATGTTGAAGCAGCTCAGAAATTAAAAGACAAACTATCATTACAAGAAAAAGAATGCTTATTAGAAGTAAAAAAAGAAACTGGAGTAGATACCCAAATATGGGCAGCGAGATCCATTGCGCAAGTTTTTGAAAAACTTCACCTACCATTTGACCGAACCGATAAAACAAATTCTCCATCATTTACAAAAAACTTTTTACAGAATCACCCCCACCCACTGGTGAAACGAATAGCCCGAGCCAGAGAAATAAATAAGGCCCATACCACATTCATTGATACCATATTAAAGCATAATCATAAAGGAAGAATACATGCTGAAATTAACCAACTAAGATCCGATAATGGAGGAACTGTCACAGGGAGGTTTAGTTATTCTAATCCAAATTTACAGCAAATTCCAGCACGGAACAAGGAACTTGGACCCCTGATTAGGGCTCTATTTGTGCCCGAGAAGGGCCATACATGGGGTTGTTTTGACTATTCTCAGCAAGAGCCTAGGTTGGTAGTGCATTATGCAGCTTTACAGAATCTCTATGGAGTGGACGAAGTGTTGGAAGCCTATAAAATAGGCGATGCCGATTTCCACACTATCGTGGCAGACATGGCAGAGATACCTAGAACTCAGGCCAAGACAATAAATCTTGGTCTGTTCTATGGTATGGGAAAAAATAAATTACAAGCAGAGAGTATCATACAAAGGTACCCTTTGTTAAAAAACTTATGGACAATGTAATGGCTCGTGCTCAAGACTCAGGTAAGATTAGAACTTTACTTGGAAGATTGTGTAGGTTTCATTTGTGGGAACCAAATCAATTCGGGATTCATAAAGCTCTGCCTCATGATGCAGCGCTCATGGAACACGGACCAGGGATTAAACGTGCTTACACGTACAAAGCTTTAAATAAATTAATACAAGGATCAGCTGCTGACATGACAAAAAAAGCAATGATAGAATTACACAAAGAAGGTATCATACCACATATACAAGTACATGATGAACTAGATATATCTGTCAGTGATAATGCAGATAAGATAAAAGATATTATGGAACATGCAGTTTCACTTGAAGTTCCTAACAAAGTAGACTATGAATCGGGACCCAATTGGGGTAATATAAAATAGAGGAGGAAACTATGAACAAACAAATAGAAAAAGCTAAAGACTATGTTGAACATACTTGGCTAATGCACAGAGAGTATATTATTGGTGGTGTTGTTGGTTTTGTATTAGGCGCAATCATATTTTAATGAAACGACATGGCCTATCTAAATGCAAACATACCTGTGACGTATGCACAGATCAGGAGAGAGTATCTTTATGACCTTACCAGACATCATGGAGAGGTTGAAGATTGCATTATATTCGGCATGTCATCGATTACAGGTCGTCCGATCTTGTTTCATGCAATTATGGAAAATGGGGCTATATTTTATCGTCTGCCAATTTCGGCCTTCATCCAACGAGGATATAATATCAAAGAAGTTCCTAGGATGCGACTTGACGAGTTGGAGCTTTGGAATTGTTTTAGTTACTATCCTGCTATTACTTCTTATGATATCCTAGACGGACAAGCCGGCAAATACATAGGTAAAGATAAGAAATGGTACTCAGGTAAATATCTTTTTACAGTTGACTGGGCTCACCCAGAGAGTAATATAGTAGACACAGATCATTCTGAAATTCCACACGAACATAAGTGTGCACACATACTTGCGTTAGATGATGGCAATTATGCGGCTCAGCCAAACAATAGATTAATATGGGACATACCTTCCTTTACAGTTAAGGATGAAGTTCCTGACTGGAAAGTCCAAACTTCCGAGTGGAATGTAGAAGACACTCGAAAGTGGAGAACTGAAGATACGGATAAGTTCTTCTATGAAATTGAGGAAAAGAAAAAATGAGAGGTAATTATGAATTATATATTCACCGGAATAATCATAATTTTATTGTGTTTATTAACTCTTTGTGCAGCGCCAATACAAAATCCATCATTGAAAGACACTGAAAAAACAGTTATACTCCCAAAGCCAAAACCAAAGGTAAATAATGATTGAAAAATTAATGACATTATTAGTAGGAATTCTCCTGGCGTTAGCCGGATGGACACTTACTAGAACGTTTGATCTCTCTACTAATCAATCAGTTTTACTTAATCAGGTTAATCAATTAGAGAGACATGTAGAAAAATTACAGGATCAAATGGATGACATGCAAGATTCTGATGAAGAGATTATGGAGCAACACGAAAAATTATTTAAAAAATTAGAACAAGGCAACACGGGGTATAGTT